TTGATTTTATAATTAAAATTGAATACTTTTATTTTCTGGTTTTATATTTATCTTAACCAAATAAAAAAAGGAATATGAAGAACATTTTTGAAAAGAGGGTAAATATTTTGCCTTATGAATATCCATCTTTATTAGCATATAAGGATGCTATAAGACATGCTTACTGGTTGCACAGTGAATTTAATTTCACAACTGATATTGATGACTATAAAACAAAAATATCAAATGAGGAGAGGGAAGTTATTAAAAGGTCAATGTTGGCTATTGCACAAATTGAGGTGAATGTCAAAACATTCTGGGCTGACTTATACAAGAGAATGCCAATAACTGAAATTGGTGATGTTGGTATGACGTTCTCCGAAAGCGAAGTTCGACACAAGGATGCTTATGCACAATTATTACGAATTCTTGGATTAGAAGATGAGTTTAAATCAGTTATTGAAATCCCTGCCATAAAGAATAGAATTAGTTATCTATCAAAATATTTGGATGGTACAAGGAGTAAGGAGAATAAAATGTACACAAAGTCTATATTGTTGTTCTCATTATTTATTGAACATGTGAGTTTATTTAGCCAGTTTTTAATTATGATGTCCTTTAACAAGGAGAAAAATCTATTCAAGGGTATTTCAAATGTGGTTGAGGCAACCTCAAAGGAGGAAGAAATTCATGGTAATTTTGGTTCAGAACTTATCAATATTATCAAGGAAGAAAACCCAGAATGGTTTGATGCTGAATTTGAGGAATTGATTGTTTCTGCTTGTCATAAAGCATATGCTGCTGAATGTGGAATACTAGATTGGATATTTGAAAATGGTGAATTAAGTTTCTTATCAAAAGATACAATTAAACATTTCATTCAGAATAGATTTAACAACTCATTAAGTAGAATTGGAATGAAGCCAGTATTTGAGGTTGATTTTACAGAGATTGAGAAGACGTTATGGTTTGATGTGGAGATTTTATCAACAAAGGAGGGGGATTTCTTCTATAAGAAATCGGTGGATTATAATAAAAAAAGCAAGAGCATAACAGAAGATGATTTATTTTAAAAAACAAATATAATGAATAAAGAAAAATATTATTGGTTAAATGATGAGAGTAGGCTTTTCTTATCAAGGGGGTATATAAATGAAACCCCCGAGCAAAGGATTAAAGATATTGCTAATAAAGCAGAGGGGTATTTAAAAATTGATGGGTTTGCTGTTAAATTTGAGGAATATATGGCAAGGGGTTTTTATAGCCTTTCTACACCAGTATGGATTAATTTTGGTAAAGAAAAGGGGTTGCCTATATCCTGTTATGGATCCAATATTGATGACACATTAGATAGCATTTTAAATGCTGGAAGAGAGATTGGTATGATGTCAAAATATGGTGGTGGAACTAGTGCTTATTTAGGTAATATTAGAGCAAGGGGAACTAAAATATCAACAGGTGGTACAGCAGATGGACCAGTTCATTATGCAAGGGTGTATGACACAGTAGTTGATGTATGCAAACAATCAGAGGCAAGAAGGGGTGCATGTGCAGTTTGGTTGCCAGTTGAACATGAGGATATTATGGAGTTTCTTGATATTGGATCAGAGGGCAATCCAATCCAGAATTTACAATATGGTGTTACTGTTACAGATAATTGGATTAATGATATGAAGGGGGGAGACCCAAGCAAGAGAAAGATATGGGCAAAAATTATTCAAAGACGTAATGAGTTTGGTTTTCCATATATTATGTTTAAGGATAACTCAAACAATAATTCCCCCTACAAAGAGTTGGGTATGGAGATAACTGCAAGTAACTTGTGTTCCGAAATTCAATTGCCGACAGATTCATTAAACTCATTTGTTTGTTGTTTAGGTTCATTGAATTTACTTCATTGGGATGAGATAGTTGAGACTGATGCAATTGAGGTTTACACAATGTTCTTAAATGCAGTTATGGATGAATTTATATTGAAGTCAGGTAAAATGGCTGGTATGAAAAGGGCTAATAGATTTGCATCACAGCATAGAGCAATTGGTTTGGGTGTTTTAGGATATCATTCATTATTTCAATCCAAGTTAATACCATTTGAATCTTTGATGGCAAAACAATTAAATCATCAAATATTTAAAATAATTAAAGAGAAATCAGAATTGGCTTCAAAATATTTATATGAAGAGAAGGGATATAAATGTTTAAGAGAGGGTTATGCCAACACAACATTAATTGCTATTGCCCCAACCAAGTCAAGTTCATTTATTTTAGGGCAAGTAAGTATGGGTATTGAGCCAATCAAATCAAATTATTTTATTAAAGATTTGGCTAAATCAAAAACAATTTATAAGAATCCATTTTTGGATATTGAATTGGATAAGTATGGTTTAAATACGCCAGAAACCTGGGAGAGTATTTTGAAGAAAGATGGATCAGTTCAGCATTTGGATTTTCCCACAAAAGAGGTGTTTAAATCATTTATTGAAATATCACCAAAAGAATTGATATTACAAGCAGCACAGAGGCAAAAATTTATTGACCAATCACAGTCATTAAATTTGATGATACATCCATCAGTTCCAGCAAAGGATATAAATCAATTATATCTATATGCTCATGAAGAGGGGGTTAAGACGCTTTACTATCAGTTTAGCCAAAGTTCAGCACAATCATTTGCAAGAAATATTAATGAGTGTGTGAGTTGTGAATCGTAGATTTGATACAATTTGTTAAATAAAAAACCCCCAGCCTATTAGTTTAGATTTGGGGGTTTTTAATATTAGTATTGATTTAAACTTATTTGCCACTCAATGTATCATAAAAATCTTCAAGTTTTGATAAATCAGATTTACTAAATGCAAAATTAGTATTCTCAAATTTATCTTTCATTGTTGAAAGTTTATCCATAATTTTGTTAATCATAGATATTGCTTTTTTACCAGTTGTTGCTTTACTTTCTTTATGGTAGTCCATAAAAAGGCCTTCACTTCCTTTATCTTCAACAATTCTTTTAACTAGTTTATTTAAACCAGCTTCTGTTAATCTTATTGTTCTCATAATTTTTTTTATATAAATATACAATAAATTAAAATAGTTTACAAATTTGTGAAAAAGATATATTTATATTTAAATGAGTTATAATGGCTGAAGGTTTTACATATGGTGTTGATTTCCCTTTTGATACATCTTTAAGGGGTGATGCATTAAAGATGACAGAATATATTGGTGATGAGATAAGAGCGTCATTATTACATTTGTTATTAACAAGAAAGGGTAGTAGATATTATTTACCAGATTTTGGAACAAGGCTATATGAATTTTTATTTGAACCTTTGGATATTGTTTCATTTGATGTTATTGAGGCAGATATTAGAGATTCTGTTGCCAAATACATACCAAATTTAACTATAATAAATATTGTTATTGAACCTTTGGATGTTAGTGAAGAGGTTAATACATCAAAATTAAATATTGATGATTTTGGTTTAAAACCATCTGACAAGATATATAGATCACCGGGTAATGGTACTTATCAAAATACAGCAAAAATAAAAATTGAATTCACATCAAACACAAATGCGTTTGCTGGGAGTGATTTTGTGGTTATAAATATATAATATGGCAGATAGACAAATTTCATATGGCGTTAGAGATTTTCAAGGAATAAGAGCAGAATTATTAAATTATGTTAAAACTTATTATCCTGATTTAATAAATGATTTTAATGATGCATCAATATTTTCAGTATTTCTTGATTTAAATGCTGCGGTTGCTGATAATTTACATTATCATATTGATAGAAGTTTACAAGAAACTGTTTTACAATATGCACAACAGAAATCATCAATATATAATATAGCAAGAACATATGGATTAAAATTGCCTGGGCAAAGGCCATCTTTAACTTTGTGTGATTTTTCCATAACTGTTCCGGTATCAAGTGATAAGCCAGATGGAAAGTTTGCTGGTCTTCTTCAAAGAGGGGCGCAAGTTTTGGGTAATGGAGTTATATTTGAAACAATTAATGATATTGATTTTTCATCTGACTATGATGCACAAGGTAATAAGAATAGAACGGTTATACCAAATTCATTAAATAGTAATATAATTAACTATACGTTAACAAAAAGAGAACCTGTAATTAATGGTGTGACAAAAGTATTTAAAAGGGTTATTACCTCATCTGATGTTAGACCATTTTTTGAATTGTTTTTACCAGAGAAGAATGTTTTGGGTATTACTAGTGTGATAACAAGAGATGGGCAAATTGGAACAGTCCCCCCAAATTCAGAATTTATTGGTGATACTAATAAATGGTATGAAGTAGATTCATTGGCAGAAGATAGGGTATTTATTGTTGATACAACAAAAAACACGGGATCCTCCCCTATTAAAGTTGGTAAATATATTCAAACAGAAAATAGATTTGTATCAGAATTTACTCCAGAAGGATATAAAAAAATTACATTTGGTAATGGGGTTAATACAGCATTGGAACAATTGAATCAATTTACAACAACAGGGCAATTTCCAACATTGCAGAATTATTTAAATAATTTTTCATTAGGAAGAACATTAAAGCCAAATACAACTTTATTTATTCAATATAGAGTTGGGGGTGGGTTAAATACAAATTTGGGGCCAAACACCATTAATCAAGTTGGTGTTAATACATTTTCTATTACTAATGGTAGTCCATCACAACAATCAGCAGTCATTAATTCATTGAGGGTTAACAATGCTTTCCCTGCAATTGGGGGTGCTGGTTTGCCAAGTGTTGAAGAGGTTAGAAATTTTGTTTCATTTAATTTTGCGGCACAAAAACGTGCGGTAACAATAAGAGACTATGAATCAATCATAAGAAATATGCCCCCACAATTTGGTGCACCAGCAAAGGTTTCAGTTCAAGAAGTTGATAATAAAATCCAAATTCTTGTTTTGTCATATGATAATAATGGGAAATTGATTAGTGATAATTCAAGATTTTTAACAGATAACATTGCCAATTATGTTTCAAATTATAGGATGATTAATGACTATGTTGTTGTTTCATCAGCAAAGATACTTGATGTTAGTATTGATGCCAATATCATAGTTGTTCAAGGGTTTGACACCAAAAGCATTGTTGAATCTGTCATATCTACCATTAACACCTATTTCTCACCACAGAATATGCAATTGGGTAAAGATATTAATTTATCTGAATTAAAAGGTAATATTCAAAAATTGACAGGGGTTGTGACAATTTCAAATCTTACAATTAAAAATGAGATTGGGGGTGATTATTCTGGGGATTTTGCAACAACAAGATTGGTTCCTGGGGCATCAAGAGTGATGGTTCCAACTGATGAGATAATTTTTGCTCAACCATCAGAAATATATCACATTAGATATCCAGAGAGAGATATAAGGATTAGTGTTAAAACAAACTCAGGAGTTACAATAGGATAATTCATTTATTTTACGTGTTTAGTCTTTATATTATATACAATAAAATATTTACTTAAAAAAAGGCTTGATGCAAAATACATATAGAATAAAAACCAATATTGGACAAGATAATTTTGTTAATTTTCAGTTAGACCAAAATATTGAATTTCTTGAAATTTTATCATTTAAAGTTAGACAATCTGATATCTATACATTGGATTGTGCCAATTATGGGGTTGTTGCAGGTAGGATTACAGCAAATAATGGTTTTGGATTGGCAAATGCTAGGGTATCAGTATTTATTCCACTATCAACAGAGGATGAAGATAATGCATTAATCAACTCAATTTACCCATATAAATCTATTGGTGATAAAAATGAGGAGGGATATAGATATAATTTATTACCATATGAACCATCTTATGAAGGTCATGTTGCCACAGGTAATTTTCCATCATTGAATGATGTTTTGGCAAAAAACCAATATATTGAAGTTTATGAGAAATATTATAAATTCACTGTAAAGACAAATGATAGTGGTGATTATATGATATTTGGAGTTCCAATTGGGGGACATACAGTTTTTATGGATTTGGATTTATCTGACATTGGGGCATTTTCATTAACTCCCCAAGATTTGATAAGGATGGGCAGAGCAGCAGAGGGTCAATTTAAGGGAAATTCATTTCAAGCATCAACAGATTTGGAATCATTGCCACAAATTGTTTCATTATCTAAAGGGATAGAAGTTTCACCATTCTGGGGGGATCCAGAAACTTGTGATTCAACAATTAATAGAGTTGATTTTGATTTAAGAACAGATGCTAGTATTGATATTCAACCAACATCAATCTTTATTGGGTCAATATTTGGAACAAATAACATAGATAGCGTTAAACTTAATTGTGGGGTTAAAGAATCTTTGGGGAATTTATGTTTGCTTGAAACTGGTCCAGGACTAATTCAATCAATTAGACAAACAAAAAGTATTGATTCAGATGGTTTGCCCATTCTTGAATTTTATGAATTGGATAATGGGGGTAGAGTTATTGATGGGGATGGTACTTGGGTTGTTGAAATGCCAATGAATTTGGATTATATCATAACTGATGAGAATGGAAATTTGCAAATAACAGAAGATGAAACAATAGGTATTCCAACAAGGGGAAAATATAGATTTAACATAAAATGGGAAGATTCTATTAGTTTAACAAACACAACAAGAAAAGCCAATTTTTTGGTGCCAAATATTAAAGAATATGGGTGGACAGAAGGGGGTGGTAATCCATCAAGTTCTGGGAGTAATGATGAAGCCAAAAAGGCACAAAGTGGTTCATATTATTTTGGACTTGATTGGAAAAAATATACAAACAAGATTGCTGCAATTAATTGTGAAGATACATTTTATGAATTTGAATATAATAAAGTATATACTGTTTCTGGATTGGTTGATCAATATCAGGGTGGGACAAATAAAGGCAAATTTATTGGAATTAAAGAAATTGGGGATAGAAGTTGTGAGCAAGTAATAAATAAATACCCAGTTAATGATGGTGTGAAAAACTTTGATTTGTTTTATTACTTATTTTCAATAATATTGCAAATTATTCAGTTTATTAATATTCCATTAATATTTGGATATCATTTGATTTCTTTTTTGTGGAATTTTATGGCTGTAATATTATTACCAGCAATAATTGTACTTTTGGGTTTTTTCATTAAAAATTATATATCTAATGTAATTAAAAATTATGCAATATCTGTTGCTTTATTTTCAGCAGGGATTATACCAACATTACCAACATTTGCATCATTTTTATTATTCCAAATTAGTAAAGATTTATTACTATTAGGCCCAATTTTATTTTTACTTGTTTATTTGACAATTAATTTTAAAAAAATAGTTAAGAAAAAATTAAAATTAATTCATTTGCCAAATATAACTTACCCAAATTGTGAGTTTTGCATTTGTGATATGGAAGAAGTTGATGTTGATTTAGGTAGTGGAATACAAAACAATGGAGTATTATCTCAGGTATCCAATTATACATTATATTATGATAAGTTATCACAAAATTTTGATTGGAAATTAATGGGTAATATTATTGAGAATAATACTAGTGATAATATAAATTATAAAGATAGTTTTAATTATGAAGATGATAAGCCATTATTATTATTTACTATTGCTCAATCAATTGGGGGTAGGACAGACAACTCATCTGGAATAAATCCTAAAAAAATTGGTGAGACAGATATTAAAATGCCTAGGTCAGATGAATTTCAATTAATACAAATTGATAAAAAAATTAGTATATATAGTGAAACATTGCCTATTGGTGAAAGAATTAATTATTTTAATTTAAGGGAGAATTATTTTTATGAAAAAAATAAGGTTAAAGTTACTTTTGCTAATGATATTATTGAAAATAGAAATAAATTTCATTATGACAATGTAATTGTTTTATTATCTGAAGCCTATTTTGATTCTGGGGATATATTAAGTTTTGTTAATAATTCATTATCAAAAGATCCTAATTTTTTGGTCACCGGAACAACAATTGAAGGTGAGATTATATATGGAGTTAATGGAACAACTAAAATAACAAATACAAATAACATTATAAATGTTAAATATGCAAATACTCAAGATACAGAAGGTAGTCAAACATATAAATTACCATTTATAACAGGAGCAACAAGCACATCGTATTATGCTTCGGATATTGAGTATTTCCAAGTTATTACTGGTATAACATATTCAGATTATATAAAATTATCAGATACAAATACTAAAGGTTATTTACCTAGTGTTTTAACTTCACCTGCTGTACTTAGAGTTAAAATTGGTGGTCAAGGTACACCCGGGGATGAGTTGGTGGTAGATAACCCAATCCAATATTTCAATGGTATTGAAAATCAATATGTTTTAATATTACAAAGAGGAGTTGATCCATATTCTCCAGAATATGATAATAAGTATGATTTGAGTAAAATATTTGGATATGAATTTGGCAATATAATTATAAATAGTGCTACCAAATTAAATATACCAATTCAAAAGTTGAATGAATATGCTGGCAATATTAGGCTTTTAGGTAAAGGAGGTAACTCATCAGACTTTATAACAACACAAACATTAACAAATCAAGAAGATATTTTCTTTGAATCTTACAGTTTTCAACCAGGAATTGAATTTAGACCATATGAATCAGATTCTGTTTCATATTATTCTGGTATATTTGGTCGTAATTCACCAATAACTAAACCTTTTATTATTAAATTAGGCCTTATTCCTACATTAATTAAGTATATAAAAAATTGGGTAAGTGCTGAACCTATTGATTCTGATAATAATTTTTTTATTGTCAATAGTGAACGTGCGGGGAGGGAAAAGGATTATCCAAAGAAGACCCCTATCCAATGGATTGATTCAAAATATAGCAATTCAAAATTGGATTTTAATGGTGGTACATATATGGTTGGTAAAGGTGATGTTGTGGCAAATAATAAATATGATATTAATCCATTTGAATTTGATAATTTCATGTTATACTATTCATATAGTTCGCATTTAGAATTAAAGAATAGAAAGTTATCTCATTCTAATAGTAACAAAATTATTTTAAGAACAGATAGGCTACCAACATCAGATGGTTTAGATGGTAAAAATTGGTATAGTAATGGGGTTGGTATATTACAACAAAATAACTCTTTTACAATATATAAATATCCTAAAAAATCAACAGGAGAAAATTCACCCTTATATATTAATGCTGGTTTTGATGCTGATATTTTGGCAAATGATTTAGAGGGGCTACCAGGGTATGCAAGTGTAAATACATCATTTAATTCTTGTAAAGATTTAGTTCCCCTATCTTGTTATGAAAATAAAAATGATTCAGAAACATTATCTATAACTGAAAAATGTAAGTCAACTAAAAGACAATCTATATATATTAAGGATGGTTGTTACCAATTAGTTAGACGACCTATACTTGATTTATTGCCAGACATTGATGCATTCCGTGAATGGGCTTTTAGGTTTAAATTAAATTATGGTTTATGTAGAGGTATTGTATCAGAAACATTTGTTAATAACTGGGTTAATGGATCTTTGTTTATGCCATCATTTAAATCAAACACTATTGGTGCATATAGAAATAATCCACAATATTGCAAGGATATTGTTTATTATGATAATACAACTTCAAACTTTTATTATAGAAGTTCCCCTTATTATAGTGGAACAACTATGGGGCAATTTGTTGGCAACCAGAATAATTATATTGCAAACAAGTTAAATTATTATAATTTAATGTATCCAACAACCATAATTAATTTGGGTATTAAAAATAAGTTATTAATTGGGTCAAGGGGATTTGATACTTATGGATATATGGTAAATCAAATAAATTATACAAGTTATTCAGATAATTCTGATTTAATTAACATGTTTGTTATGAGTAGGGTTTTGGATTCTAGTATATTGAAAAATCTTAATAAGAATACTAATATAACAATAAATTCATTTTTTAGTAGAAATGGTAAAAAGGTAGATGGTGATTTGGCACAATTAATGTCTATTAATTCAGAATTTGGCGTTGTGAAGTTTTCATCAGAATTTTATTCTTTCACCAATAATAATTCACCATCTTTAATTTTTAGAGAAAAGGGTAGAAATTATATGGGGGTATTTTATTCATCATTGCAAGATGATTTAACCTATAAAGATTATATATCACCTGGTAGGATTGGTTTTAGAGATAGTATTACAAATTCATTAATCCCAAGATATTTTGATATTAGATCACAAGAGGTTCCATTTTATTCTTGGGAATTGGCAGAAAATTCTAATAGCATTTTTGGAACAGACAAGAATAATTGGGGAACACAAAAAGTTGATATTGTTGCAAAAAAGTATCAATCTCTTGAAAGAATTAAACCCAGAAATAATGATACAGCAAAGTTTAGTGAATATGATAGCACAGATTATTTTGTTTCAGACAATTCAGATATAGCATATAATTCACATAGGGGTTATATATATTCTGATATAAATGGTAAATATAATAAAACTAAACAAGAAAATACAAAATTTGTTGTTGGTGCACCATTTCATTTTTATTTTGGAATAAAGAAAGGATTTTCATCTTTGGATAAATTTAAAACAAAATATTTGAATGAATAACTATATTATAGTACCAAGCATTTATAGAAATAAGATTGGGGATGAAATTGATTCACAAATATCAGTTGACCTTGTTAATTCATCCAAAGAATTAATTGAATTTGATAGAAGTGTTAACATAGATTTAAAGGAATTGTATGAGAAGGAGAAGAGTGCATCATTTAAGATACGACCAGTTTATAACATAAGTTATTTATATAATAATATATATTCTGGAACAACAACAACCAAATATGAAGATGAATTAATTTATCCATTAAAATCTTCATTAATCATTCAATCTAAAAATGTTAGAAAGGGGTTATTACAATCTTATGAGTTTGATTTTTTTAGACCAAAAACAACAACTGCTTTTGGTTTTGAAAGCATTAGTGCATTTACATATAATTGGAATTATTATTTAACTTATCCATCTTCTGAAGATAATAAAAAGATATTAAATATTGGTTTTAAGGGAAAAGATTTTGAATGGGTTGCTGGTGATGGCATTCCATTTGTTTCTGAAAATATAACAATTAATGGTTTTAATGTGACAAAAATTATTTGTGGATTAAATCATAATTTGAATTTAGGGGAGAGTGTGATGATTAAAATTGGTAATAATGAATCTTTGCATAATATATTATCATTTGGTGATGGTTCTTTTAATTCTGAAAAGACTATAATTAACATCATTAACATTAATGATAAAATAAAAGGAAATGTATATGGAACATTAAGGCGTGTTACAAATAGTGCCAATAGCGGTGAAACCATTTCAAAATATTATATTAGAAAACACAAAGTTATAAAAGGGGGTGATAGAGTTGTTGCCACAAAAGCAGGATTTCAATCTGGTATTTATGATGGGATAGAAACATTAAGTTATGATGATAATAATAATAAATTCCCAACAAAAAGAATAGGTTCAAATAAATCATATAATTTTACCATACAGGATGAAATTGATATTGAAGGAATTGTTGATAATAGAAACAGACCTTTAACTGAATTATATTTAACAATTTTATTTAAAGGGTATTCTGGGTTTTTTGCATCAAAAAATAAACCAATGAAACAAGGCTGGGATTTTAATAGAAGTGAGTCAGTTAGTGATTGGTGGGATGATAGCAACACATTATCCAATAGCAATATTATGGCAATATCATATTCAGATGACGCAAAATCAAATTTTTATTATTACAATCCCCCCAATGAATTTGATGGTGATTTTTGTGAATATAATGAATATAATCAAGAGGAGATTGTTATTTCAGATTTTTATTATAAAATAAAACATAATGAAAGTGTTTTTAGGGTTGCTGGTTATGATAATAATAAGTCAGGATATTATTATAAGCCACATAATAGAATGACATTAAAGGTATTTTCAAATTATGTTGAATCAGTTGGTTTAACATCAAAAGATAACATCCCAAGCTATGCATTCTATTCAAAATTTGATGCCCAATTTAGGTGGAGAGATATTTATAGTGTTGGTTTTTTTGATGAGAATTCAAATGGGGTTAATTACCCATATGTTAATGATACATTTTATCCATTTTCAGATGTAATATTCAAATTAATACCAGATACTTCTGGGTATGATTTTAATTCATTATTAAATGATGGGAGCGGTGTTGTTGTAAAACCTATTATTGATGAGTGTGAATAAATATAAATTAAGATTACCAAATGTTAATGATTTAACCATAAGCATTCCTGTTAGTATTAATGTGGAAAATTTAGGTCAAGATGATGTTATTGAACAATATGAAGATACAATAATTAGCAATGCAATAAATGATAAGATAGATTACGAGATAGTTAGATTTCAACATAAGGGATATTTTCCTCCAATTCCAGTGTCAGCATCGCCAACACCAACACCAACCCCAACACCAACCCCAACTATGACCTCTACTGTAACACCAACCAATACGACAACACCAACATATACACCAACACCATCAGTTACACCAACTATACAACCATCAGCATCTGCTACACCAACATTTACACCAACCCCATCAATAACACCAACTATAACACCAACAACTTCAATAACACCATCAATAACACCAACCATAACACCAACAACTTCAATAACACCAACAAATACAACAACTCCAACAATGACGCCAACACCATCAGCAACGGAATTAAGATATTATTCATCAAATAATCTAATAGTATTCAATCAAAATTGTAATTCAAATTAATATGAGTGAATTTAACGTATATGCGCCAACACCTGGTAGTGGATGTTCAAGTTGGTTTAATCATGCAACTAGTGGTGATGCTTGTAATTCAATATTTTGCACAACAATACCAACAACTTGTGTGGGGGATTGTGATAAGTTATATGTGACAAACCAAAGAACTCCACAGAGAATAGAGATTAATGATATTATTTACATTGGGACAGATACTGGTTATGAGATATTACCTGAAGGTTGGTATGTTAGCAGTACAAAGGGTACGGTATTCAATATTAATTCAAGTGGTGTTTTGATAAGTGTCAATACTTGTTCTGGTACAACTTATGTTACAGATTTGGATGGGAATTATTATGGTACAGCTACCATTGGAACACAAACTTGGTTTACAGAAAATTTAAGAACAACAAGGTATAATAATGGTGCTGATATTCCAAATGTAACTAATAGTACAACTTGGAGTAATTTAACAATTGGTGCTTATTGTGCATATAATAATAATAATATTGATAATTGTTTTGGGTATTTGTATAATTTTTATGCAACAACTAATCTATGTCCAACCGAGTATAGAGTTCCCACATTGGCTGACTATGCAACTTTATCCACATATCTGGGGGGTAATAGTATTTCAGGTGGGAAGATGAAAACAGAAGGAGTTGTATGGTGGGATAGCCCAAATGATGGGGCAACAAATACTAGTGGATTTAGTGGTTATCCAGCAGGTAGAAGAGTGTATAATGGTAATTTTAATTTCTTTGGGGAAACGGGTACTTTTTGGACTAATACAACAACTGGATGTATTGTTAATTTTGCCAAAATAATTCAATTAAAATATAATAATAATAATTTGGATTTCCAATGTGATGATAAAAACAATGGGTATTCGGTTAGATGTATAAAAAATTAATATAATGGCAACAGATTATAGTTTAAATATAAAATTTAATTTTTTACAAGGAATTGATATTACCAATAATATAAATTGGAAGACAACGTATTTGACCCCAAATAATGGATATATTGAAAATGATGTAAGATTTAATACAAATAGTTTTAATAATTCATTTTTCAAATTAGATTATTATGACACCCCTTTTAGTAAATCGCAAAAATTATATTTTACAACTATATTACAAGCCAGCAATGGAATTCAATCAAATAATTTAATAATTCCAGAGTATTATTTGGATCACGACATTAATACAGAGGGTTTTTATATTTATTGGTTAAGGGATAAGACAATATTTAATCTTGATACTTTTTATGTTAGTGCAACATTTTTCAATGGTAAAACTGGAATGGTTAAAAGAATGTCAAATATTTGCCAAGGGGATTCAAATTTGAGTGATAGATATAATTTAAATGAAGTTTTTGATTTTCATTATAAATTAAAATTGGATTATGATAATAAGACATATGAATATTTTGATATTAAAAAAGATAATAGGATTGGTATTTCTGGATCACCAATTTTATGGTATGAATATATAAGCAGAAAATGATATATAAAATTAAAATATCCCCTGAGTCGGTATCATCATTAATTAAATACTTTGATTATAGTGGTAAGACAATTGGCGTTTATACTGGTATGACAAATATTTTATCAGGTGGGACAAATGGGGCATCAACATTAACAGGATTAACAATTCCTATTTTGTTAACGCAAGATATTGTTGATATGGGGTATTATTCAGAATTTGATGGTGCAATAACACAAAAAGATGTTGCAACAAACTTTGTATTTTCTGGGGAAAATGATAGTAGAATTTGTGTTTCAAATACCTCAATAGTTAAGACATCAACATTGGATTCTACTTATTTGATAGATTGGGGTGATGGGCAAATTGAACAAATGATATCTCCTAAATTGTGCCATACTTATACCAAATCAGATGGGGAATTTACTTTAACATTAACACAAAGAAATAATTTTGGTTCAAACATTGTCAGTAAGACAATAAAAAAACCATTTAAATTAGCTACCATATCAAATCCATTTGGCACAACATCATATATACCAAATGCTGGTCCTTGGAAGAATACTAATATAAATTATGATTATATCTTCACAGGGGATACTGGATTAAAAAAATATTCATACAATGATGTTAGTTCAGTTGATGTGTCTGGTTATACAAAATCAAGATTAAATGATTTGGCTATTTATGGTAAAGATGAATTTAAAGTTGGTAAGTTGGTAAATAAAAATGGTTTTGAGGGAAAATTAACAGAAATTAAAGAAACCATTTTCACAGCATATACCATTAGCAATATTGATTATATTGATTATCAAAATGGAATAACAATATTTAAAACAAATATTAAAAAAGAGCCAATATACCCAAGTCCAATTGTTAAAAATGATTTATTAATGAAGAGCGTTTCTGATGTTCAAATTTTTTCAAATGTTTTTATTGAGAGGGGGAAAAATTCTGGATATGAAAGAGTTCAAAGACTTGGTGAGGTGAGAACTTTGTTAGATATGGAAAAATATGGATATGGATATTTTAATTTAACAAATAAATAAAGAATAAACTATTTATATTAATATAAAAAAAAATTATGGCAATTGGTACATATGGCACGGTTAGACCTAGTGATGTAAATCCTGAAGATGTTGAGATTATAATGGTTTACTCCCCAACCAGGGATCAGAGTGAAACAATTGTGCAAAAAAAATTATCAGCAACTGATATTTTGACCCCTTATTTTGAGGATGCAAATAATGTTGAATTATTGGGGGGTTTATATAAGTTAACATTACCAGCAACAGAATTTAATGCATTGGGTTATTATACTGTTTATTTAAGACCAGCACAAATTAGAACAAAAATTACTGATTGTGGGGTGTTAAGTGCTCTTCCTAATGTTAAGGGGATTGTTATCAATTTGGATAATGTTCCAGCAGACTTTAGAAATAAATTTGCATCACCCCAAGAGTTGGTTGGGTATCGTGTTGAATATTTAAATAATAAACAAAAAGTTCCAAATTTCTTTAGAATAGTTACATCATCTTTTTTTTGTGAACCCATAGTGACAAATGAAGTAAATACTAGTGTAAAATCAATTAGATATAGATATGTTGATAATGACACTAATTTGGTGTTTTTAACATTATCACCAAGTAGTTCACCTTCAAACAAAACCAATGCAGTTCCATTTATTGGGCAGCCAAATCAAGAAATTATTATAACAAATAGTTATTTCAACCCCACAACGCTTGAAATTGAAATGGTTGAACATGATATATCCACATTGGCAATTGGTTTATTTGGCAACCAAACTAAATCAGTTGAAGATGGTATCTATACTTTATATGATACAGCAAATAATATTTACAAACAATATAATTTATTTGAAGTTAGAAACCAATTTACTAATTTATTATATGAAGTTAGACAAGATAGGGGGGATGATGTTGACATAAGTAAAAATTTAGATAATATACTAGAATAATGCCAAAAATAATTATAACAGATTCACCTGGTAGTGGGGTTGGAGTTTTTGATAATATTGTTGGACTTCAAGTTACTGAAGGAGGGGGGTTAACGCTTGGAACTTTTGAGTTTAGGTCATCCATAACAGATGATGCCCCTATTACTTTATATGTTAATTCATTTAGTAATCCAATAACTCTTGAATCTTTAAGTATTGATAATAATAGTAGTTTTAGGGAATTAGTTTCAAAGGAATTAAATGTTTACCCCAACTATGATTTGACCCAAGTTATGGGGTTTACCTTATATGGATCATTGGCAAAAAGATTTTCAGTATCTATAACAAAAATAATAAATTATTATCCAGCATCAATTGATATAAATTTATATGATATTAATTTTAGTACAGGATATACAGCAACAAATATTTTATATGACCAAGTTTTAAATGAAACTGAATTTGATATAAATATTGAAAAAATATATAACCCATTTGGAATTGATTTTTCTAAAAATGCTGAAACTAATATAAAATCTAGGGAAATTGCTATTTCAGAATATAGAAATTTATCAAAATTTTATTTGGATTATGATTTGCAATTAAATGGGGTAAATTATCCCTTGTTAAATTTGGATAAATCAAATAATCTTAATACTGGGGTGTTAAAGATTATTGTTGAAGGTAATCCATTTTCTGGGGGTTCTCAATCAGTTGATTCTTATATCATCAAGCCAAATGATTATTTGTATAATTTGGTATTAAAAACTGATTTTGATGAGATTGAGCAATATATGCTAAATACCATATCCATACCAAAATATACTATGACTTTACAAGTCCCAGAAGAAAATATCAATGGGGAATTTTTGGTATATAATAGGGATATTACATTTCCATTAGATGGTATTTGGAATATTGACATTTCAAGTTCAAGTTTCACCAATTATATAAATGAATTACAAGAAATTGCAGAATACTTTGATAGTGTTAGGACAAATTTAATTTCAAGATTTTTGGTTTCAGACTCTTTGAAAGAATTTGATACATTTGACAGAAGGGTTGAAAGTGTTTTACAGATATATGGTAGAAGTTTTGATGAAGTTAAGAAGTTTATTGATTCTCTTGCTTTTATGAATTCTGTTAATTATACCCCAAAAAATGATATACCATCACAATTATTATCAAATTTGGCAAATACATTAGGTTGGGCAGAGAATTTCCAATTTATAACGGATCAGACTTTAGTTGAATCTTTATTTGGAAATAATAGTGATTTTAAATTTCCAGCATATAATCGTTCACAAACTCCATTAGAATTAAACTATTCTTTTTATAGAAATTTGGTTATAAATTCATTTTACCTTTTCAAATCCAAGGGGACAAGAAAATCCATTGAGTTTATTCTTAAATTATTTGGCATACCAGATGCATTAATAGAATTTAATGAACATATTTATTTGGCTGACCAAAAAATAAATTTAGATAAATTTAATTCTGAATTAGTTAAAATTAATACTGGGTCATATATTGATAATGATCCAATTGTATTAAGTACAACATATCCACTTTCAGGTAGAACATATAGTGCATTTACAGCAAATACCAGAATTGTAAATACCACTAAAGTTAATTACCCCCTTGATGTGACAACAGGTTATCCACAGATAAAAGAAACAGATGATTTTTTCTTTCAGATGGGGGCAGGTTGGTATCAATTAACTCCTGAACATAGAAGTTTACAAGTTAATACCAGAAGGCAAGTTGGGACTGAAATAACTTATGGGGTTGAATTTGAGAAATTAACGTATGGTGAAAAATATTTGGATAGGTTAAGGAAATTTCCATACATTGATGAGGGGTTTAGTTTGGAGAAAGTTATTGATAATAAAAAATCTTGGAATAGTTCTAATTTATTATTAAGAAATTCATCTGATGGGGATTATAATGCTTATTATACTTTACCAGATGAGAGATTATTGTTAAATGTAAAAAATGTTAGTTTATTTTTAAATCCAGCACAAGGATTGCTTTATGATATATGGGTTCAATCAAGAGAAAAGGATTACCCAATTCCGCAATCTGGATTAACATATCCTTATCCTACAACTGGGGGAACAGATTCAACCATAATTAATCCACAACCAAAATCAAAATCATTTTTTGAATTTGCTCAAACTTTTGCAAATGATATGATTAATGTTAGGAATAGGTTATACATCACAGATGGTAAAACCGGGGGATATCCAGTATTACAATCCATATTTTGGAAATATATTGAAGCAAAGATAACTAATAATATTGATACCAATCAATATACTTATGATAAATTAATTGAATATGTGAATGGGATTAACCCAAATTGGATTAATCTTGTTGAACAAATGATTCCAGCAACAACATTATGGATGGGGGGTGTTAAATATGAGAATTCACCATTTCATAGACAAAAATATGCATATAAAAGATTTAGTATAACTGGAGGAACATCACCACAAGTGATAACAACAGGCAATGGTGTTGTGGTATTTGGTTTAACATCAATTGCAGATGGAGACGAGTATATCACTTCACCAATATTTAAAGATATATGCGATAAAAATAATATTAATCTTCTAGTTTATCCATCAAAATCATTTAATGATATTTTGGGTGATAGTATTTCAGAGGCAAAACTTGATTTTAGTGATACATGTTCTAGTGATAATGTATTGACAACTTGGTATGTTGAAATAATATTAAATAATACAATAGTATCCAAAGTTGAGTTTTATAATGGTTTGGGTAGTGATGATGTTCCTACTAGTTCTGCTTGGAATTCAGCAGTTTTAACAGGATTAGAAGGGGTGACCAAATATGATATAAATTATTCTTTACCAAACAATAACAATGTTACTTTTGTTGATTTTGCTTGCAACAATGAAAATACATATGATAGTACATTGGTGATAAACGTTGGTATTGATATAACTTTAATTTGCGAATAATGGCAGCATTTGATTATTTTTTGAGTTTAACAGGCGACTGCACTAATACAAATTCTGGTGCAATACTTCTTGAATTAAGTGGAGGAACGCCACCTTATAGTATTGAATTTATTAATCCATATATTGATAGTACCCCTTATATAACAATAACTGAACCAGTATTAATTACAAGTTTATCAGCAACAACTTATGGGGTTAGAGTGAATGATTCAACTGCTCCAGATAATTTAGAATTTTATTTAAATATTCCAATATCTAGTGGAGTTTGTACCTCAATATTGTCAACAATCAATTCAACATGTGGGGATTCAAATGGTTCAGTAACTGGAACAACAACATCTCTATTTTCAACAACAGATTGTTATTTATATACTAGTGGAAATACCTTAATATCAAACAATATTTTTAATTCGGAGGAAATTATTTTTGAAAATTTAAGTGCAGACACTTATTATATTTATGTTGAAGATATTGGGGGTTGTACAGCAAAAACAGAAAATTTTATAATAAAAAATTCCACATCATTTGATTATGGTTATTTTATTGTTAAAAATTCACCTTGCTTTACTGGATCAACAGGTGCAATATACATAACAGGTCAAACAAATCCTGGGCCTTATAGTTATTTTTGGAACAATGGAGCAACTGGGAATACAATCACAAATTTACCCACAGATTCTTATTCTGTTAGTGTTACAGATGGTCAAGGCTGTGTTAACACCAAAATAATTATAGTTGAAGAGGCAGAATCTATGGGATTATTACAGATAATTCCCACACAACCATCATGCTTTACTGCAACAGGTTCTTTAGACGTTACCATTAGTGGAGGTACTGCGCCATATTATTTTTCAGCAAGTACAGGATTTTATGATATAACATATAGTAATAACATTGTGATTACTGGATTAACATCTGGTACTTATGACATAAGGGTTATAGATGGTGCATTATGTTCACTTGATATTACAACAAGTTTAGTTAGTGAAAATTCTGTTTCAAGCGTTGAATTTATTGGAACAAATTCATTATGTGGCTCATCTAATGGGATTATATCAATTAATATATTGGGGGGAACTGGACCATATACTTATGGGTTAATTCAACCAAGTGGGGATACAATAACAAATACCACAACTTCAACAAATTATTTATTTACCAATTTAGGAACTGGTACATATACAGTTTATATGCAAGATTCTTCAGGTTGTTACTATGATGAAGAAGTGACAATTATTGCTGAAGATAAATTTGAATTAAATTATTCATTAACTGGGACAACTTGTAATTCAAACAATGGTACTCTTTTTGCATATATTACAACAGGGGGCACACCCCCATACGATTTTTATTTGGATGATGTAAATAGCATTTTAGATACAAATTTAACAGGATATACTTTTACAAATTTAAGAGATGGGAATAAGACTTTAAGAGTTATTGATTCAACTGGTTGTGAGCAGATAAAAGTATTAACAATACCCACAAGTAATTATTTGGATTTTTCATTATATCCAACATCATGTGTGAATGGTAATGATGGTACAATAACAGCTTTGATAACTGATGGGTTGCCACCTTTTACATACACTTGGTCAAGTAATGTATCTGGTAATCCACAATCAATATCAGCAACTGGGTTAACTAGTGGTGATTATTCATTAACAATTGTGGATAATAATGGTTGTTCATTAACCAGAGATGTAAGTATAAGTTGTTTTAGTACAGTAAAGTCGTATCAAACATACATTGTTGATTCAAAAGTATTTGGGATAAATTCAATAAATAAATTTGGATTATTAGATTTCTTGAATGAGGGCTTTAGTGATTTGGTGAATATGGAGTTTAGTGGATCAACCACTATAATCGATCCAAAATGTAATTTAAACTCAGCAATCTTCACAACAGAATATACGTTAGAACCAAGTGGTATCACAAGTGGAAATACATTCTACACAGGATATACAAGAACAGATGTTCCAACAGATTCGGTTTATGCAGAATCCATAGTTGATTTGTTGGCTGGTAATACCCTAAAAGGATTACTTGGAATCCCAGGAATACAGAGTGTGTCTTATGACTTAATAACAAATACAATAAACATCATAGCAGAACCAGGAGATAGTATAACCTCACAAGTATTAACCATAAAATTGAAAATAGATTATGATATATCTTGTAAATTATGACAAACATTATTATTTCAAGTATAAGTGGGGCAACTCCTTTAAATATATATGTATCTGATGCATTTGGGGGGAATGAAAACTATCTGGGTCAAGTAACAACATTACCTTTGGTGGTTGATATAACATATGAATTACCTATTATATTTAATTCAGCTCCCCAAGTTACCATTATTATTGAGGATAGTGAAGGATGCAGAACAACAAAGAAATTAAATTGTTATATTAATTGTGATATTGTTTATAGTATAACTGATATTACATCAATTACTCCAACTCCAACTCCAACCCCATCTTCAACTCCAGGGTATATTCCAATTGCCTCATCAAATAATAAAATAACATTAACATCTATAATAGGAACTCCACCATTTGGTATTTATATATCAGACATAAATAGGAATTATGAAACTTATATTACAACAATAACAAATACTGGAATATTACCACTTACCATTGATGTCCCCAATAGATTTTCTGGGTCAAATCAAGTTATTGTTACCATAAAAGATATAAATTCTTGTAGTTATTTTAAAATAATAGATTGTTAAATGGCAACATATAAATTAATTGTAGTAAATATTGATCCAATATGTGAGAATAGCATAGAGAATGAGATAACAGGGGTTACTGCTTGTTCAAGGTATTTCTTACAATTAAATCCCTCATCTCACTCAAAAGGTCCATTTAATTTTTATATTGATACAATTGATAGTGAGCCAATATATAGCAATATAACAAGAGAGCAATTTTTGGCTGGAATAACTCTTGAGATTTTATGCACAACCCCAACTCCAACACCATCTATAACACCAACCCCAAGTATAACACCATCTATAACACAGACGCCAACAAAGACGCCAACACAGACGCCAACACCATCTGTAACATCAACAAACACTCCAACACCAACAAATACCCCAACAAAGACAAATACTCCAACACCAACCATAACTCCAACAGTTACCCCAACAACACCGGAAGAGTATGAGGCTTATTTATTTATTGAGCCAGTTAGTATGAATGTGGAGTTCAATTCTTGGATGTCATCTGGTGGTAGTTTATTTAGGGGATTTTCAAATGGTATTGCTCCATCAATAAGTGCAGCAACATTTAATGACCAGATTAATAGGTATATATCCTTTTCAGGTTGGGGAGCAAATGCACCACAAGTAAGAACAACAAAGATACGCCAAAATAGTGGTGGATTTGATGAATATGGTAATTTAATTCAAGCTTATTTATTCAAGACGCATGAAGTTCCAGCATATTTGACAACAGGTTATTCTTGGTATACTTGGGTTATACCAAATATGGACACAAATAGAAATCTTGTTAGCAACATTGGGGTTAATGAATATGGGGATTCAACATCATTAGTCCCGGTTAATACAAATTTATTATATGCAGAATTAACGGTAATATATAGTGGCTTCACAATTCCACAAAATTATTATCATATATATACAACATTTAGCAATACAAATTTCAGATTAAATAATGATAACAAAATATATTTTAAGGGAAATTCCTTAATACCAGATTTAAATGGTTGCAATTGTTTTGATGTTTATTTGGATCCGTCAACCCCATCAGTATTATCTTGTTATGATGTTTGTAGGGAGGTTGCAAATACCAGAATATGTGGAAAAACAACAACATTTAATGGTGCAAATGGTCAGAAATATTATATTGATTTTCAATCATGTATAAACAATGACGATAGCAGTTGGAATGGGGCAAAGAATTTTAGCATAAACGGATATTGCTATTCAACTGATTCAGTTGGGGTTATTACTGGTTCAACAATATGCCCATCACCAACTCCAACACCAACAAATACATTAACACCAACACCAACTATAACTATGACTCAAACTAAAACCCCTACCCCAACAAGGACAATTACTCCTACTAACACAAAGACGCCAACAAATACAGCAACTCCTACACCAACAAACACATTAACTCCAACACCAACTCCTACACCAATTTAATTTCAACACCAACAAATAGAATAACATTTACAACCATTTAAGTTATGGTTAAAATGTAATTTTATATATTTATAAAAAATAATAAATTAGTTAATGAGTTTTAATTATAAAAATCCTAAATCATCAGTTGTACTATCTGGGCCAAATTCAGTTAGGACAGATTCAAATACCGGAAGCAATTTTAGTTCATTCCAAGTTGGTGGTTTTTACGAGGTTTTTAAATTAAGTGATTTAAATTTTAACATACCAAGTGGTGCAACAGGGACAATATTATATTCAGGAAATACCATTCCCATTGATTTTAGTTATAATGCACCAAACAATTTTCCAAATGTAGTCAATTTATATTCAGATGGGATTTCTTCTGGAAGGAGAAAACTTGGTATGATTGCTTATGTTTATGAGAATAATAAGACATATCAATACCAAATACCAAACTATGAAACATTATTTAATAATGCTATAAATGTTGGTTCTGTTGTAAATATTGATTTTGGTTATCAGATATATGATAATACAGATGAAGGTAAATTATTGTTAAATGCTTGGACAGGGTCAACCATTGAAGGCATAAGTGGAGTAACAAGAGGGGATGCAAGATGGGTTGAGTTCAATCCAGAGATTTATATCACAGGTGGAACATATAGTTCAGGAGATACCACATTATATTTATATGATAGTTCAGGGAATACAATACCAATATCAGGGTTTAGCATTAGTATTAGTGGGGGAACAACGGGGACATCTGGAACAAGTGGTACATCTGGTGGTTTAGCAGGAACATCTGGAACAAGTGGCTCATCTGGTGATCCATTAACTGAATTAGAAATAACAGGAGTTCAGAATAATTCTAATAGAACATTTACAATATCTGAATCTGTTGATATAAGTAATCATTTATTTTTTTATAATGGGCAATTGCAACAATATGGTGTAGATTATACCATATTATCAGGCACAACTTTAGTAATTGATAATGCTAATCCGCCACCAACACCAAATTGTATATTAAAGATATATGGTAGTGTTGTTATTGGTTTTAATGGAACATCTGGAACATCTGGAACAAGTGGTTCAAGTGGTTCATCTGGAACAAGTGGTTCATCTGGTAATCCATTAACTGAATTAGAAATAACAGGAGTTCAGAATAATTCTAATAGAACATTTACAATATCTGAATCTGTTGATATAGGTAATCATTTATTTTTTTATAATGGGCAATTGCAACAATATGATGTAGATTATACCATATTGTCAGGTACAACTTTAGTAATCAATAATGCTAATCCACCACCAACACCAAATTGTATATTAAAGATATATGGTGGTGTTGTTATTGGTGTTAATGGTACATCAGGTACAAGTGGGAGTAATGGAACATCTGGAACAAGTGGTTCATCTGGCAGTTCAGGAACATCAGGCACAGAGGGAACAAGTGGTTCATCTGGAAGCAGCGGAACATCAGGTATAGATGGGACAAGTGGTTCATCTGGAAGCAGCGGAACATCAGGTATAGATGGAACATCAGGCACGTCAGGAACAAGTGGTACGTCAGGTAGTAGTGGGTTACAAGGTATAAGTGCAGGTCAAGTTTATTATTTCAATGAAAGCCAAAATTCAGATGTTAATGGGTATAAAGCCCTATCAATTACTCCACTTGACACACCACAACAAAGTGTTGTTATATTAGTTCCAGGTAATTCAACAGGGACATTAGTTTCAGATTATATAACGCCTGAATTAGGTTTTTCTGTAATACCAGGTGGGACACAAAAATTTCATTTACATTTCTTAAAAACAAATCAAAATGATTTGATGGATGTTTATGTTGAGATACAATTGGCTAATTTTAGTGGACAAACAATTGGACCAATAATAACATCAAATGTTAGTCTTATAAATTGGTTAGATGGGTCAACACCAGTTGAGGCAAATGTTGATATAACTTTACCAACAACAACAATCAATCCAACTAATAGGATGATTGTTAGAATATATCTTAATAATCAACAAGGTTCATCAAAAAATGTTACATATTATACAGAAGGGAATAGTAATTATTCATTTGTTTTAACATCTACTGGTGCAATAGGAGGAACAAGTGGTATTTCAGGTTCTAGTGGCTCATCAGGGACAAGTGGTTCATCTGGGAGTAGCGGTACATCTGGAACAAGTGGTTCATCTGGAACAAGTGTAGCACTTTATTTACTTGAAGCATATGCAGACGTTGTTTATACTTTACCAGGTAGTTTTACTAATGATACTTGTAGATATAGTATTGTGAATAATAGTGTAAATGTATCAAGTGCATGGTTTAATACTTCAACTTATACCTTTACACCACTAAAAGCAGGTTATTGGGAAATTGCGGCTAGTTATGATGTCTATAGAAATGGAGAAGCTAATATGGGAATACAAAAAAATGGCAGTACTATAGGAATAGCGGGTTCAATATCTTCAATAATACAACAAGTAAGAAAAATTTTATATCTAAATGGCTCAACTGACTATGTAAATATTATTAATAATGGTTCTAATGCAAATGCAAGAACACAAGAAGTAACTAGGTCTTGGTTTCAAGCAATATGGTTAGGAGAATAATATTTAAAGATATAGAATACTATTTTTTATAAAGTAAGTGTTTTAGTATATATGTTTTTTTTATAAAGTATATAATAATTTTATATTTTAGGTTTTTTTTAAAACCTTAAAGTATTTATGTATAAGTAAAAAAATAATAATATGCCAACTAGATTAAATATTTATGGTCAGGCCATTTCAACAACGAAGAAAAGGCCGTGTATTGTTGCAACAACAGGTCATATAGTACTATCTGGAGCAACAACACCAACATCAATTGATGGGATTAATATTGATGTTAATGATAGAATACTGGTGTGGCAACAAAATTCGCCACAAAATAATGGAATATACAAATTAGAAACATCAGAATTATTAAGCCGTGATTATGATTTTAATATCAGTGACGATGTTTATACTGGTGTTGAGGTTTTGGTATTATCAGGATTAACATATTCTGGTAAAACATTTTATTTAACAACAACAGATGAGATAACAATTGGAAGTAGTTTATTAACATTTGATATTCTTGCTGGTCAAAATGGAACAAGCGGAAGTTCAGGAACAAGTGGTTCATCAGGAACAAGTGGCTCATCTGGAACAAGCGGAAGTTCAGGAACAAGTGGCTCATCTGGAACAAGTGGAAGTTCAGGAACAAGTGGCTCATCAGGAACAAGTGGAAGTTCAGGAACAAGTGGAAGTTCAGGAACAAGTGGTTCATCTGGAACAAGTGGCTCATCAGGAACAAGTGGAAGTTCAGGAACAAGTGGAAGTTCAGGTACAAGTGGTTCATCAGGTACAAGCGGAAGTTCAGGAACAAGTGGCTCATCAGGAACAAGTGGAAGTTCAGGAACAAGTGGAAGTTCAGGAACAAGTGGAAGTTCAGGTACAAGCGGAAGTTCAGGAACAAGTGGTTCATCAGGAACAAGTGGAAGTTCAGGAACAAGTGGAAGTTCAGGAACAAGTGGAAGTTCAGGAACAAGTGGTTCATCTGGAACAAGTGGAAGTTCAGGAACAAGTGGTTCATCAGGTACAAGCGGAAGTTCAGGAACAAGTGGTTCATCTGGAACAAGCGGTTCATCTGGAACAAGCGGAAGTTCAGGTACAAGTGGAAGTTCTGGAACAAGTGGAAGTTCAGGTACAAGCGGAAGTTCAGGAACAAGTGGTTCATCTGGAACAAGCGGTTCATCTGGAACAAGCGGAAGTTCAGGTACAAGTGGAAGTTCTGGAACAAGTGGAAGTTCAGGAACAAGTGGTTCATCAGGTACAAGTGGCTCATCTGGAACAAGCGGTTCATCAGGTACAAGTGGTTCATCTGGAACAAGCGGAAGTTCAGGAACAAGTGGAAGTTCAGGAACAAGTGGAAGTTCAGGAACAAGTGGAAGTTCAGGAACAAGTGGAAGTTCAGGAACAAGTGGCTCATCAGGTACAAGTGGCTCATCAGGTACAAGTGGCTCATCTGGAACAAGCGGAAGTTCAGGAACAAGTGGAAGTTCAGGAACAAGTGGAAGTTCAGGAACAAGTGGAAGTTCAGGAACAAGTGGCTCATCAGGTACAAGTGGCTCATCTGGAACAAGCGGAAGTTCAGGTACAAGTGGAAGTTCAGGAACAAGTGGAAGTTCAGGAACAAGTGGCTCATCAGGTACAAGCGGTTCATCAGGTACAAGCGGAAGTTCAGGAACAAGTGGCTCATCAGGAACAAGTGGCTCATCTGGAACAAGCGGAAGTTCAGGAACAAGCGGAAGTTCAGGTACAAGTGGAAGTTCAGGAACAAGTGGCTCATCTGGAACAAGTGGCTCATCTGGAACAAGCGGTTCATCAGGTACAAGTGGTTCATCTGGAACAAGCGGAAGTTCAGGAACAAGTGGTTCATCTGGAACAAGCGGAAGTTCAGGAACAAGTGGTTCATCTGGAACAAGCGGAAGTTCAGGAACAAGTGGTTCATCTGGAACAAGTGGTACTGATGGAACAAGTGGCTCATCTGGAACAAGTGGCTCATCTGGAACAAGTGGCTCATCTGGAACAAGCGGTTCATCAGGTACAAGCGGAAGTTCAGGAACAAGTGGTTCATCTGGAACAAGTGGTACTGATGGAACAAGTGGCTCATCTGGAACAAGTGGAAGTTCAGGAACAAGTGGCTCATCTGGAACAAGTGGCTCATCTGGAACAAGCGGTTCATCAGGTACAAGTGGTTCATCTGGAACAAGCGGAAGTTCAGGAACAAGTGGTTCATCTGGAACAAGTGGTACTGATGGAACAAGTGGCTCATCTGGAACAAGTGGAAGTTCAGGAACAAGTGGCTCATCTGGAACAAGCGGAAGTTCAGGAACAAGTGGAAGTTCAGGAACAAGTGGTTCATCTGGAACAAGCGGAAGTTCAGGTACAAGTGGAACAGCAGGAACAAGTGGAACAAGTCCATCAATAGTAGAATTATCTATTTCAGGTGCAACAAATGGGTCAAATAGAACATTTACCATTTCTCAAGAAATTGACCAAGAGGCTAGTTTATTCTTTGTTAATGGTCAATTACAACAATATGGTGATGATTATACCATTGCTGGAAATCAATTAACAATTGACTCAGAAAACCCAGCACCAACATCAACATACATATTAAAATTATTTGGCGGTGGTATTCTTTTTGGTATCAATGGAACAAGTGGAACATCAGCCTTTATTACCTCATCAGCATCAACACCATCACCAATAGATGCAAATTCAATGTGTTTTTGGTTTGACACAGTAAATTTAGAGCCAATGGTTTCTTATTGTGGGTATAGTGGAGCAGCTTCATGGTCAGCAGGGGGTGCATTGATAACAGGAAACCAGCAATTTGCAGGAGCAGGAACACAGAATGAAGGACTTGTATTTGGAGGTACTGGTCCTGTATCTTGCACTGAAGAATATAATGGCACATCTTGGTCAACAGGTGGTGCATTAGCAACAGCAAGATGTGGTTTAGCAGGAGCAGGAACACAAAATGTAGGACTTGCTTTTGGTGGACATAGTTCATATGGTTCTTGCACAGAAGAATATAATGGTACATCTTGGTCAGCAGGAGGTGCATTAGCAACAGCAAGACGATTTTTAGCAGGAGCAGGAACACAGAATGCAGCGCTTGCAGCAGGAGGTACTTATCCAATAACGTCTTGCACAGAAGAATACAATGGTACATCTTGGTCAGAAGGAGGTGCATTAGCAACAGCAAGATGTGGTTTAGCAGGAGCAGGATCACAGAATGCAGGACTTGCATTTGGAGGTAATGGTCCTTTATCTTGCACAGAAGAATATAATGGTACATCTTGGTCAGCAGGTGGTGTATTAATAGTTGCAAGAAGATTATTAGCAGGAGCAGGAACACAAAACGCAGGACTTGCATTTGGAGGAACTCCATCAGGATCTTGCACAGAAGAATACAATGGCACATTATGGTCAGCAGGAGGTGCACTGATAACAGGAAGACAAAATTTGGCTGGAGCAGGAATACAGAATGCAGCGCTTGCAGCAGGAGGTGGTTATGGATCATTAACTTGCACCGAAGAATACTCAGCACCAATAGTTTTGATTGATAGTTCAGGTACAGGAACACCAGGTGCAAGTGGAAGTTCAGGAACAAGTGGTGCAGCAGGAAGTAGTGGCACATCAGGTGCATCTGGAACAAGTGGTTCGTCTGGAACAAGTGGTTCTAATGCTGGAATAACATCATATACAAACCCAGTTGATAATAGGGTATTAACCTCAGTATCATCAACGTCAATAAATGCTGAAGCCAACTTAACTTTTGATGGTAGTGTTTTAACTGTTACAGGAACTATAACAGAAACATCAACAGAAAAAGTAAAAGAAAATATAGAAGAAATTAGTAATCCTTTAGAGATTGTGAAAAAATTAAGAGGAGTAGAATATAACAAAATAGGTAATTCTATAAAAGAAATTGGTTTAATTGCAGAGGAAGTAGATAAAGTGCTACCACAAGTGGTAATAAAAGATTATGAAGGTAAACCAGCATCTGTCTCATATTCAAGAATAACAGCAATATTAATTGAAGCAATAAAAATACAGAATAAACAAATTGAAAATTTAACAAAAAGGATTGAAGTATTAGAAAAATAATACTATATTTATATTAAATCAAAAAAACATGAAAAAGTATTATCAAGTAGAAAATTATGGACATGGGTTTATTACCCACCAAGAAAATGAAACTGCACATATTGCTGGTTATCCTGGCAACATTTGGGTTACAGAAAACACAACATGGGCACAAAGAGTGAGTGCTGTTGAAAAGACAAAAGAGCAGGCTCAAGTAATTGTTGATGCTGCTGTTGCATCTTCATATACACCACCTAATAGCACAACTCCACCACCAATAATTTTACCTTAAAAAAAAAGTACATGAATAAAGAATTGCAAATCACAGAAGATTTAAGAGAAATTATTAGTGTTTTAAATGATGAGGACGCACAAACCATTTTATCATTAAAAGATGAATTAATGGATAATTGGCAAAAAAAACAAATATTTAGAACTGAAACCGAAATGAGAGTTTCGGTTCTAAATGATGCCAAACATCCAACAAATGCTTCAAAGTATTGGCAATCAGTTAGGGAAATGTCAGCACATTTTGATGCCTTAATGAATTTAAGTTTTGATTTAAGAAAAAACACAGTTGATAAATTAAGACTTGATAAGAAGGTTCAAGATTTGTTAGAGGATGAAGAACTTAATAGATTTGATATTATGGAAGCAAACATTGATTTGGACCGCAACATCTATGATAGAAATTGTATGTTGCAAGTTTCCAAGGATAGAGTTAGAGAGTTAAGTACGTGGAGTAAGATTAAATCTGAATTAGACAACGAAACTTTTGACACTAAAAATGTTAATACTCATCAAGCAGAATCGCTTCACAGGTATTTTGAGAATAGGGTTAAATCATTAAATGATGCATCAGCTCCAGGAGAAATAATGAATGCTATGGGTCCATATTTATCATTCAATAGAATGAAGAATGAGGAAGGTACATTATTAAATTTTTTAGGAGAAGTTCCAGAAGACAAGAAGAAATTAAATTAATTTATGACTAATTTTATTTACACAAAAAACAATGCACTATCAGGAAATGTTTGCCTTAATTTAATAAAGGCTTTTGAAGAATCTGATTTAAAACAACCAGGTGTTCTTTATGGCCCAGAGGGTATTTCATCTGATAGTGATAAGAAATCAACCGACATCACATTTGATCCCTCTTTTATGAATAAAGAACCTTGGTCTTTATTATTGGAGGATGTTATTGTTTCAGTTAAAACTGGTGTGTTAGATTATTTAAATAGGCATTCAACTGCAATGTCAAAAATGGATCCTATTGATTTATATACATATTTTAATATGCAAAAATATGAACCAAATGAAGGGTTTTTTGGTTGGCATTGTGAGAGAGCTGGTATAAAGCATTCTGACAGATTATTGGTTTGGATGGTTTATTTAAATACTTTGACAGATAGAGGTGAAACTGAATTTTTTTATCAGCAACACTTTGAAAGACCAGAGAGAGGGAAACTTGTCATTTGGCCATCAGATTGGTCTCATTTGCATAGAGGTGTTCCATCACCTACTGAAACTAAATACATCCTAACTGGGTGGTTCACACATATAAAGAATTAATTTATGGATTTTTCTATACATGAGGAGACATGGTTTTCCACACCTATATGGGAGGCAGAAGTTAAGAACATTGATAATAATGAAATAAAGGATTATTGTTTGTGGTTAAGGGATAACACAAAAGGTGCATTCATCTCAAATAGAGGTGGTTGGCATAGTAGTGAGATTGTTTTACCATTACCAAATGAATTAATGTCATTATTTAATAATCTTGAATTATTTGCTAATGAACAATGCTACAAACATCTAGGTGTGGGAAACTTAAAATTGGGTAATTTTTGGGTTAACATAAACACCAATGGGTCATACAATCTTTTGCATGACCATCAAAATAGTATATTATCTGGTGTATATTATGTTTCTGTTCCATATGATAATATGGGAGACTTGGTATTACATAGAGGTGATACAGCAGAATATTTTTTGAAGTCAGATGTTGAGAGGGTTAGCACAAAGACAAATTCTTTTGTTGCAGTAAAGAAGCCCATTGAATCTTTATTTTACATTTTTCCTAGTTGGGTTAGACATCATGTTGAATCAAACTATTCAGATGGTGAGAGAATATCAATTGCATTTAATTTTATACAAGACAAGAAGAAAATATGAAAGCACAAGTATTTGCAATATTCCCAACACCTTTATATGTGGCAAATTATGAGGGTGATTTAAAAGAGGTTATTGAATATTTTGATAGGAATGAAATGCAAGACACCAAAGCAGGGTATGGTATGATTTCAAACAATAGTTATATATTGGATAATCCAATATGTGATGAGGTGAATAAGTTTTTTATGGAATCCTTTAAAGATTTTGCAACAAATGTAATGAGATATAGATATGAGGATTTGCAATTTGCACAATCCTGGTTGACATATAAAGCACCAAAACAATTCCATAAAGCACATACCCATCCAAACACCTTATTGGCTGGTGTTTTTTATTATGATGCACAAGAGGATGATGCTGCCATTTGTTTTTCAAAAGATGTTAAATCATTTAATAGATCATACTTTGAGCCATCATTACTAGATGATTATCAAAATCATTCATTCTCACAAGAGGAGATATATTATAAACCAAAGAAAAATGATTTTTTAATATTCCCCTCTTGGTTAACACATGGTGTTCCACCAAACAATACAAATAGGGTGAGAAAAGCATTAGGTGTCAATGCTTTAACAAAAGGCACATTAGGTGATAAAGAAACCATTTCAGAAATTATATTTGGAAGATACAAATGAAACAAAAGATATTTTTTAATTCAACGTTACCAAGGAGTGGTAGCACTTTATTACAAAACATAATGGGACAAAATCCTGAATTTCATGTAACACCAACATCAGGTCTAATTGATTTGATGTTAGGAGCAAGAATAGGATACAATCAAAACCATGAATCAAAGGCTGGTGATACAGAAATGTGGAAAGAGGGTTTCTATAATTTCTGTAAAGAAGGTATAAAAGCATATGTTTCATCACAAACATCAAAACCATATTATTTGGATAAGAATAGGGTATGGGCGTTTTATTATAACCTATTATCAAATGTGGTAGAAAATCCAAAAGTAATATATATGGTTAGGGATTTACCATCCATATTTGCATCAATGGAGAAGAAGTTTAGAATGAATCCTGATAAAGATGATGGCACAATGGATAATATCAAAATGAAAGGGACAACAACACATAAGAGAGTTGAACTATGGGCGCAAACAGTTCCTGTAGGTTATTCATTGGAAAAATTACAACAAACATTATTGGATGGTACAGCAAAGAACTTTCTATTCATTAAATATGAAGACCTATGCAGTAATCCAGAAATGGTGATGAGAAACATTTATAAATATTTAGAAGTAGATGATTTCAAACATAATTTTCAACATATAAGTCAAGTCACAGTAGAAAATGATGCAATACATGGGATATATGGTGATCATATTATAAGGAATAGTTTGAATATGTTACCAAATGATTCAAAAAATGTGCTAGGTCAATATACAGTTGATTCCATAAAGACATCCTATAAGTGGTACAATGATTTCTTTGGGTATAAATAAAGTTAGGAGATGATATTTATAATAAAAAAAGAATATGGCAAAATTACAAAGTACAGAAATAATAGGAGTTGCAAATAGACCTGCAACAATATGTTCAAATACGATGTGCATTTGGTTTGATACAGTTAATTTAAAACCAGTCATTTCATATTGTGGATATAGTCCTCCTTGGTCAGTAGGTGGCGCAATGATAACAGCAAGATGTGGTTTAGCAGGAGCAGGAACGCAAGATGCAGGTCTTGTGTTTGGAGGCTTTGCTAGTTTTTCTCCAAAATCTTGTACAGAAGAATACGATGGTGCATCTTGGTCAGCAGGTGGTGCATTATCAATAGCAAGACTTGGTTTAGCAGGAGCAGGAACACAGAATGAAGGACTTGCTTTTGGGGGAGGCGCTAGTTATTCTCCAATATCTTGTACAGAAGAATATAATGGCACATCGTGGTCATCAGGCGGTGCATTGATAGAAGCAAGGAGTTCTTTAGCAGGAGTAGGAACACAAAATGCAGGACTTGCATTAGGAGGTTATGCTAGTTATTCTCCATCATCTTGCACAGAAGAATATGATGGTACAACTTGGGCAACAGGAGGTGCATTGATAGAAGCAAGGAGTTCTTTAGCAGGAGCAGGAACACAGAATGCAGGACTTGCTTTTGGAGGAACTCCATCAGGATCTTGCACAGAAGAATACAATGGTACATCTTGGTCAGCAGGAGGTGCGTTGATAACAGCAAAATGTGGCTTAGCAGGAGCAGGAACACAGAATGCAGGACTTGCTTTTGGTGGTAACTCTTTTGCTGTGCCTGATACACAAGAATATAACGGCAGTTCTTGGGTGGCAGGCGGCAAATTATTATCAGTGAGATGTTCTTTAGCAGGAGCAGGGACGCAAAGTGCAGGACTTGCTATGGGTGGGTATAATGGTTCATGTGTTTCTTGTACAGAAGAATACATTAAAACAATCGCAATAATAGATTCAATACGATAATATGGCAAAATTACAAAGTACAGAAATAATAGGAGTTGCAAATAGACCAGCAGTAATATGCGCTGATACTGTATGTTTATGGTTTAATACAACAATTAAACAGTTAGTTTTCTCATATTCCGGTTTTTCAGGATCCTGGTCGGCAGGGAATGCATTGATAACAGCAAGAGGTTATTTAGCAGGAGCAGGGACGCAGAATGCAGGACTTGCTATAGGCGGGTATAATGGTAGTATTCTTTCTTGCACGGAAGAATACGATGGTACATCATGGTCAGCAGGCGGAGCATTATCAATAGCAAGATATCGGTTAGGAGGAGCAGGGACACAGAGTGTAGGACTTGTGTTTGGAGGCCGTAATCCGGGCGCTCTTTCTTGTACAGAAGAATACGATGGGACATCTTGGTTAGCAGGCGGAGCATTGATAATAGCGAGGTTTGGACCAGCAAGTGCAGGTACACAGGACGCAGGACTTGCATTTGGAGGTTTTGTAAATAATAGTAGTACCTGCACTGAAGAGTACAATGGTACATCTTGGTCAACAGGTGGCGCATTGATTAGTTCAAGACATAATTTAGCAGGAGCAGGAACACAGAATGCAGGACTTGCTTTTGGGGGAACATTTCCAAATGGTGATTGCACTGAAGAATACAACGGCACAACTTGGTTAACAGGTGGTGCATTGATAATAGGAAGAGAAGGTACAGGGACAGGAACACAGAATGAAGGACTTTTTATAGGAGGCATAGTAACAAATACTGGTGTTTCTTGTACAGAAGAATATGATGGCGCATCTTGGTCAGTAGGTGGGGCAATGATAGTAGCAAGGCACACACTAGCAGGTGCAGGAACACAAAGCGCAGGACTTGCTATAGGTGGGTATATGAATAATGGAGTTTCTTGTACAGAAGAGTACACTAAAACAATAACAATAGTAGATTCAATACGATAATATGGCAAAATTACAAAGTACAGAAATAATAGGAGTTGCAAATAGACCAGCAGTAATATGCACTGATACTGTATGTTTATGGTTTGATACAACAAATTTGAAATCAATGGCATCATATTGCACTTTTTTAGGATCCTGGTCTGCAGGAGGTGCATTGATAACAGCAAGACTTGGTTTAGCAGGAGCAGGAACACAGAATGAAGGACTTGCTTTTGGAGGATATTGTAATGAAGGTTTATCATGTACAGAAGAATATAATGGCACAAGTTGGTCAGCAGGGGGTGCATTAATAACAGCAAGACATTTTTTAGCAGGAGCAGGAACAGAAAACGCAGGACTTGCTTTTGGTGGTAGTTATTCAGGTTCATGTACCGAAGAATATAATGGTACGGCTTGGTCAGCAGGGGGTGCATTGATAGAAGCAAGGAGTTCTTTAGCAGGAGTAGGAACACAGAATGCAGGACTTGCTATGGGGGGCGGTGGTTATTCTCCAATATCTTGTACAGAAGAATATGATGGTATATCGTGGTCATCAGGCGGTGCATTGATAGAAGCAAGGAGTTCTTTAGCAGGAGTAGGAACACAAAATGCAGGACTTGCATTAGGAGGTGGTGGTTATGGACCAACATCTTATACAGAAGAATACAATGGCACAACTTGGACAACAGGAGGTGCATTGATAGAAGGAAGGGGTTCTTTAGCAGGAGCAGGCTCACAGAATGCAGGACTTGCTTTTGGTGGTGCTGCTAGTTATTCTCCAAAATCTTGTACAGAAGAATATAATGGCACATCTTGGTCATCACGCGGAGCATTATTAATAGCAAGGTGTTCTTTAGCAGGAGCAGGAACACAAAGCGTAGGGCTTGCTTTTGGAGGAACTCCATCAGGATCTTGTACAGAAGAATATGATGGAGATATTTTAATAATAAGAGACATTATTTTATAAATGTTTTAAAAATCATCATACACAATAGTAGATTGCGTCTTATAATTATAAAACCTATAAATAAAAAATTAATGGATTTAACAACAGAAAAAATTTTAGTATGGCACATTCAAGGTGGATTAGGAAAGAATGTTGCAGCTACATCATTACCAAAGACAATAAAAGAAATTTATCCAGATAGACAACTTATAATGGTTGTATCATATCCTGAAGTTTTTCTAAATAATCCTTATGTTGATAGGGTGTATCCATTAGGTAATTGCCCCTACTTTTACCAGGATTTTGTAGAGAACAAGGATACTCTTGTTTTTAGACATGAGCCGTATCATCAAACGGGTCATATACATAAGGAGAAGCATCTGGTAAGTAACTGGTGTGATTTGCTTAATATAGAGTATAGCAATCAGATACCCCAACTTTTCCCAAATTACGCAGAGAAGGTTAATGCAAAGAAATGGTTTAGGGATAAACCAGTGGTGGTATTACAAACATCTGGTGGTGATTTAGAATCAAAGAATATATATTCTTGGTGTAGGGATATGCCACAAGATATTGCACAATTGATTGTTGACAAGTACAAGGACAGCCACCATATATTCCATATAACAAGGAAAGGTGGTTATGTTTTGAATGATACAGAGAGGCTTGATGTTAAGTTATCTAATATGGAGTTGTTTAGTATATTGACAGTTTCGTCCAAGAGATTTTTAATAGATTCTTCTTTGCAACATGCGGCAGTTGCTATTAATTTGCGGTCAACTGTGTTTTGGATTGGAACATCACCCAAGGTTTTTGGGTATGACTTGCACAATAATATTGTTGCAAATCAGCCCAAAAACAAGAACCAATTAATTGGTTCATACTTGTTTGACTATCAGTTTGATTTTAATGTACATGAGTGTCCGTATAGCACATTGGATGAAATGTTTGATATGGATTTTGTTATATCAAATATTTAAATTTGTATGCTGTTTCAAATTAAGTATAACATCTTCGGGTGTTATACTTTTTTGGCATTCGTGTTGTCTGGATGTTCCTTTATGTATTGGGCACCAGTTCCAATCTCCTTTATCAAATTTGAAGTTTGGGTTTGTCCAACAAGAGTTGCATACATTATGATTATATATTCTTGTTGTATTTGTTGTGAATTCATGATTTAAATCAGTGAAATTGTTAATCATAACCACATGTTTATTAATTGCCCAACTTAACCAACTCAAGCCACTTCCCAGACCAATGAATATTTCAGAATGGTGAATATAATTCATAATGTTATTTATGTCATAATTGTTTGGAGTTATGGCATTTTTGATATTATTTCCTTCTTTTGAAATGTTTATAACGGTATATCCTTTGCTATTTAAAAATTCTGTTAGTTCATCCCATCCATTTGGGTATAGCCAGAATTTTAAGGCTGATGTGGAGTGGGTTGCAATTGTTATGTATTTTTCTTTTATGGGTCTTTTCTTTGGTATGAAATCAATGGTTGGTTTTATTTCGGTATAATCTAGGCCAAGGATATTTGTTGCTGTCATTTGTAATGGTATTATATTTGGTAATATTGGTTCCATTTGATTATTATAGAACCAACCAAGGGTATATTTTGCATGTATATTTTGGGCAACTTGACCAGGTATAATGAACTCAATGTTTGGATATGTTTTTTCAAAGAAGTTATTCCAGAAGGTTGATGCAACAACCTTGCAATTATGTTTTTTTGAGAATTCATCAATGTAAGGCATCCATGCAACGGAATCACCAAGAGATTTTGAATCAATGGCAATATAAACCCTTTTATTGGTTAAATCCATATTAAAGACATGTTTCCCTTTTTGGTTGCTAACAGTGATTTCCCAATCAACAAAATATTTTATGGATGATTTTGTCCAATTGTTTCTCCCAATATTTGATTTGTATTCAATTTTGTTTGTTTTTTTATTTTTGAATGTAATATCATATCTTATGTTTGGACCACCAGTTATTTCAACAAATGGACCATCAATAAAATTAATATTAATATTTGGTTCAATATCAGTTGTTTTTAATTCATATATGTCAAAACTTGAAAATTGGTTATGAACACCTTCCAAGTCTGTTGTTACTTTATCAGTTAAGCATTTTTCAACAACATTAAACTTATAATCTTTGATTAAATCATACATTTTTTCCTCAAACTTCTTGAAGTTGATATAAAATATTAATTTTGTTTTGTAATAGTTAAATAACTCCAATAATGGGGTTATGTTGCCAGAAAAGAAATTGGTTTTATATCCATCATTTTTATCTATGTTATTATTGTAATATAAAATTAAATCCTTTGAATTAAGCTGTTTATAATTATCATTTAATGTGTCAGAATATATTAATGTATCATAATTTACAATATGTATTTTCTTTTTGTTTAATTTATCTGCAAAGTTGACACCCTGCTTTATTAAGTTATAAACTCCAAAACTATGTTCAAAAGGCATTGAAGTACTTGTTTTTTCCCCTTTTGCATTTATCTTCCAATATTCAAATATAACATTATGTTCTTCATATTCATCTTTATCCAATAATTGATTATCTTTTGAATATAATACATAATCACATAATGATTGGGTTTCTTCATCAACTGGTTTATTGCATGATAATATGATTTCTGTATTGATGGTTGACAAACATCTTTTTAGCATATTTTTTCTAAATAAGTTATTTGTGTGAGCCAATACAATGGTTACTTCATCTTCATTTCTTTTTTTATCTTCATTCAATAGATTGATTAATAATTTCTTATTCTCTTCTGGGTTATCTGTGGAATATACTGCCTTATTATCATAATAATTTTCATATGTATGTAAGTTTTTTGTTATAATTTTAAGACCAAAGGATGATGCTTCTTTTAATGATAAGGGATTCAATTCATATATTGATGGGAAATAGAATAAATCAGACGCTTCATAATAATTCAATGGGTTTTCTTGTTCCCCGTGTATAACGCAATTCTTTGGTAAATCATCCAATATTGGTTTCCAATATTCATAGAAGTTTCCAGCCATATTTCCAACAAAATGAAATATTATTTTCTCATCTTGGCACAATCTAGCGACTTCAATTATTTCCTTTTGGTTTTTACCTTGTGTAAATAATCCAACATGTAGGACATGTTTATAAGAGGGGTCAAATCCAAGGAGTTCTTGTTTTTGCTTTTTCTTTGGTATTTTCTTTGGAATGTGGTATTCCCATATGGTTAATGGAACTCCTGTTTTTACAAATTGCTTCTTGCTCCATTCTGATACTAAGATATATTTATCTGGATGAAATTTTATATCATTTGGATTTGTCCATGATCCATGTGTGGTGACAAATATCTTATAACCTTGGTCACGTTGAAATATCTTGAAAAGGATATCATCTGACAAATTGAATTCAGGTACTTCTTGAAAATGAATAATGTCAGGACTAATGTTATTTATGTGTGTTAATATTTCAGATTTATCATCCCCAAGTGTAATAACATTTACAAGTTCTTTAATCTTATTCTTTTGTACAACATAATCACCGCTTACATTTGCTATTTCAATGACATAAATATTATATACAGGAAGAAATTCTTCAATTTGTTTGAGAAGATATTGCGGTAAACCCCCAGTTGATAAATGCGGTGTTACAAATAATAATTTTTCTTTCATTTTTTTATTTTTTTATTTTTAAAATAATATAATTTTCATACAAATCAATATTTTAATATGTAAAATTATTAATTTTAATTTATATTTTTATATGGATATTATACATTACTTAATATTTATATCTTAAATACTATTTTACATGACAAATATAAGTGTTAACATTTTTGGTATAACTGGGCAAAGCCCTTATGATATTTATATTTGTCAACCATCTATAAATGATTGTATTTATATAAATACCATTTCTGGAACCACATATTCTTTTGATTTACCAAAACCAATAGATAATAATATCCAATACCTTGTTAAGATTATTGATAATAATAATAGATTAATAACAAGTGTGGTAAATGTTTCAAACAACTAATTTAATATGGGGGTAACTTTATTCAAAGATTGTGCGGGGGATTATAAGTTTAGATTTAATTTGAAGGCTGTAAATCCAAATGTAGGGGATGTTTTTAGTATAGATGGCATTTATTTTAGTGGATTTGCAAGTGTTATTGAATATGCTGAAATTGGTGATTTGTTTGATTCAGATGGTACATTATTTGTTCAACAGAGGCAGTGTCCAGAAGTGATTGAGGAAATTCAAGAGGTTTTTGTGCATAAAATAATTGAGGAGGTTGAAGAGATTATTGAACCAGAAGTGGTTGAGGAAGTTCAAGAGGTTGTTGAGCCAGAAGTGATTGAGGAAGTTCAAGAGATTTTTGTGTATAAAATAATTGAGGAAGTTGAAGAGATTGTTGAACCTGAAGTAATTGAGGAAATTCAAGAGGTTTTTGTGCATGAAATAATTGAGGAAGTTGAAGAGGTTGTTGAGCCAGAAGTGGTTGAGGTATTCCAAGTGCCTTTTAACCCCGGTGTATCCCCAGGTGATGCCATACAAGATTTTTGTGTATCGCCAACTTATTCTATTTTGGGTACAAATGTTGGTAATTTTTCTGTTGCTGATGTTTTATATGATGATTATGTTTATTATACTGGTGAAACAAGTGGTGTCATTTATTTTAATACAGATTTGGAACAATGGTGTTTAAGTGGTTCTTTGGGTGGTTCTTGTTTATTAACTGGTAAATCACCTTGTTATGGGGAACTTAATCCTGATTTATATGAGGGTATTGTGTTTAGTGGAAATTGTCCAACACCAACCCCAAGCCCAGCATCTTGTGATATTGTTGATTTTTCTGCATATTTTAATTGTGAGTTATCTGCTTCAACAACTCCAACCCCAACTATTACCCCAACTCCAACTATAACCCCAACAATGACAATAACACCATCTTCAACTGGGGGATTGGCAGTTAATGTGGGGATGTCAGCATATACTTATGCATATCCAAGTTCTACCCCATCAATGACCCCTTCTGTAACAGCAACAAATGATAGATTGATTGGTGGAAGTTTGAATTATGAGATGATGAGTAGAGTGTTTAGTTTTAAAGGTGTTAGGGTATTGGTTGATTGTAATACAAATGAGGAAGTGTATACAACACAAGATTTGATTTTAAGTGGGGTTCCAATTAAAGTGGGGGACATTATCAGAACATCAAACAATGGTGTCCAGAGGTGCTTCACATATGATAGGAATGAATCTACTGGTAGTTCAAATATTAGCATTCAAACAATATTGAATGTTTATACTGGAACAACGTGTTCAAGTTGTGCAATAACACCAACACCAACACCAACTATGACAATGACCCCAAGCGTAACAATTACACCAAGTATTACATTAACACCATCTCCAACATCAAATCTTTTACATGTATTTGAGAGTTGCATTCCTTTGGATGGAAATACAATTAATTCACAATTAATTCAGAATATTGGAATTGGTATTCCTATTGGTTTTGTTATTAAGGATTCTGATAATAATTGTTGGACATATTTGGGTGCATTTGATAAATCATATACTCCAGTTGGTAATATAAATTATTTCACATATACGGGAAATTATTTTGATACAAATGGGGGAACATTCATTGATTGTGTGAATTGTTTAAATAATTTGAGTTAAATATATTATATATGGCAGAAGATATTATTACAATATACCCATTAAGCGTTGATGTGAATGTTAAAAAAACATCTGGTATTGGTAGAAAGGATGGGTCGCTTGAAATATTAGTATCAGGTGGGTTAGGTGGGTATATTATAAATGTTAATGGTAAATTAAATACAGGAAATATATTAACAGGTCTGGCATCTGGAGATTATATTATATTGGTTAATAATCCAGATTCTGGTCAGAGCATTAGTTTAACAAAAATTATTGAGGATCCAGTTGAACCAACTTATTGTACAAGATTTTTCCCGTTTCGTAATTTTTTAAATGATACTGGTAACACAACTTGTGATTATATATGTTCATCAAGCACATTAAGTCTTACCTTTTTTGTATATGCAAGAGGTAATACATTTGGTGAATTAAATAGTACATTATATAGGGGGTCAAGTAGTGCAGATTCAAAATCAAAATGTGAGGCTGGAATTAATATTTGGCCATCAGGGGATACAAGTTATAGGAAATTAAAATATAATAATTTTTGCCATTCAATTAGTGATTTAGGTGTTGTTACAGGGAGAACAAAATGTTTAGATATTGTTACAGCATCTGGTGGTACTTGGGCAATAGAAAATTTGAAAGTAACAACATTTAGAGATGGGACAGATATACCATTTGTTGCATCAACAACAGACTTAAATAATATTTCAGGACCAGCATATACCTATTATAATTTCAATTCAGGGCTTGGGGATATTTATGGTTATCTATATAATTATGCTGCTATTACAGATGCAAGAAATTTGGCACCAAATGGATACCATATACCAACAAAAACTGAGTGGGATAATATATTTTTGGCATCAGAAATTAATGGTGTGAGTGGTGGTGGTAAATTAAAAGAACGCAATTTATGGTTTGAACCAAATTTGGGTGCAGAAGACTTATATAATTTCTCATTGGTTGGTGGTGGTGGTTTGATAAATAATAATTTCATAAATAATAAAATTAATGGATATTATTGGACAACTACCAATACTGGTTTTGCAAATAAAAATTATATTGGATTGTTTTCATATAATGAATTATCAATGAGTTATATTGAAAATGTTGGGTTGAATTCATTTTATTCTGTTAGATTAAAAAAAGATTAATATATGGCAATTAATGATTTGTGTTTGAATGTTTATTTTGAGAATGATATTATAGGTCCATATAATTTTCAATATAGTGGAATAACAAATGGCAAAAATTATTGGCATTCAACAGGAAGTTCAATGACAATAATTTGGAATTTAAGTAATAAATATTGGGAAGTTTTAAATTGGACAGGAGTTACAAATACAGCATTAAGAAGTGTAAATTCAAGTGATATACCAACAAGTGATTGGAAAATAAGGGGTGTTGCACCAAAGAATGATGTTTTGGTTACATATGGTGAATGTGATGGATATTCACCCATTTTATTAAGGTCAAAAATAACAAACAATAGTTGTGTTGGAAATTGTGATGGTGTTATTGTGGCATCATCTTTAGGGGGCATTAAGCCTTATGTATATTCAATAAATAATGGTCAAACATATTCAAGTTCACCAATTTTTAAGGGTATTTGTGAAGGCCAATATAATTTATATGTTTCAGGTCAAACAGGTGGTGTAGCTTCAATTGTTTCAAATGTTTCTTCAGAAAATGAATTATCAAGATATGAAATTAATTTATCAAATATTTCAGAGCAATTTATATCAGATGATACAATTCAAACAACATGGAAATTAAATATTAATCCAGAGTTAAAGGCTGGACATGTATTAACATTAACAATGAATGCAAATCTTGAAACTTCATTATACCAACCAGGTTCAGCAAGTACAAACAATATTATTTCAGTTTATAAAAATAATTCTTTGTTAACTCCAAACATAATATCAAATTCATTGGCAACAAACAGACCATATTGTTCGCCAAATTTGATTAATACCACATATTCAGCATTAACTTATTCAACAACAATAATTAGTGGAGATACATTAACAGGGACAACAACATCCATTATAAATAATAATGGTTATCAAGTGGATTCAAATGGTTGCTCAACAAAGGTGGAACAAAAAAATACAATAAGAATTGATTCAGCCAAGATAAATACTTGCAGATGTTGTGAGATAATATTTAATTCTCAAAATTATGTTGGAATAAATTCACATATTAAATAATTATATATAAAAGATAATGAGTTATATTTTAAAAAATACATCTGGAAAAATAATTACAAGAATAACTGATGTTGGTAGGAAGGCAATATCAAAGGGGTTGTTCAATATTTCTTATTTCCAAGTTGGAGATAGTGAGATTGATTATATTGGAGATAATATTACAAATAATAATGTATTAATGCCAGCTTTTTGCGAGCATAATGATAATGCTGGTGGGTATAATGTTAACAAACAAAATGTAAAATATCCCTACTTTCTAAATGGTGCAATTGGTACAACATATGGAATTCCATTTAATGAGTCAACAATAAAGGAATTTTATAATTTGGCAACAGATAAGGGATTTTTTGTTAGTGGAGTTACAACATATTCAGCCCAGACAACATCAGCATATACGGTTTCATCAAATTATATTGCAAGTATGCCAACAATAACTGGTCAAACAAGTTTATTGTTATCAGCAAATACATGTTCAGCAACAACTGGTGTTCCAAAAGTTGGTGATTTTCTTACCATTATTTTAGATGGTGTTGGGGATTGTGGTAGCATAAGAAATTCTTTTCCAATATTGACTTATAAGATTAGTGCATCAACAATAAGTGGTAGTAATTATATTGTTGGATTGGATAGAAACCTACCAATATATTCAGCAAAGACAAGTGGAGGTGAGATAGCAAGATGTTTAATTTATCCATCAGGGATGACTGCGTTATATGATAGTGTTACACCAATGCCAAATTGGTCAAATGATGTTTTTAATTATGAAACGATTTGTGATACATCAGCAACAGTAGATACAAGAGTTTGGAATATGAATATTCCTTGGTCGCAAACTGTGGCAGGAATAACAGGGGATACTTATGAGGATTATACAAAATATGGATCACAATCATATTTGGGAACAAAAGAATATTTGTATTCAAATTCTGGGCAAACATTATCAAGTGATAATGGTGCAGTTTATTATTATGATTCAAGATTGAATAAAATTATTGTTGAATCAAAAAATCAAAAAGCAGTTGCAGTAATTCATTATACAAATCAATCTATTGATAATGTTTATGGGGAAAAATTTGCAACAATGCCATTTGATGTTGCTGACCCAAAGGATACTAATGATTTGGCAAGAAAATTTAAATTAACAATTCCAACATTGATGTGGCATAAGTCTGATGGTTCAAGTATTGGGCAAAGTTTTTATATTGATCCCCCAAATGAACCAGGTAAATCTATTCCATATTATATCAAATCAACAAAGAATTCTGATATGAATCAGCCGGGCATTCGTTTCTTTAATTTATGGGATACAAATGAAAATTCAAAAAATGAGTTAAATAGAGTAGGAAGGGTTTTTCCTGATAGTAAAATTGTGGTTATTGATGATGATGAATTGGTTGCGGCATTGTCATATAAATCAAATAGGAATTGGACATTACCTGCACCAGAAGTTAGTTTAATAACACCAAATTTATTTGATACAGATACATCAAATGATATTGGTGTTTTGACTGGGGATGGAAAAACTTTATGGGTTACATATCGTTTGGATTCAACAGGGTTTACAAATTCATTACATTGCAATTATTATCAAAATATTGTTGGTCCTGATACTGGTTGTACAATAACAGCTCAGAATGTTGCGGTTAAATTTGGGGAAGAATTTCCATTTTTATATACAAATAATAGTTTGTCAGGTTTTTCAGCAAATGAAATTAAAATTTTGGCACAAAGAACAAATACAAATAGTTTGCCAGAACCAAACCAATGGAGAATAATTGATTTTACAAGCCAGATTGCTTCAACAAAAATAAATGGATATATCCCAGAATCAGGTTTAACTAAAACAACATTTGTTATTACAGAATCAAATTACACAGCTGCAACAATATATGATTTGGCAAAATTCATTGATGTTCCTTTAAATAGTCAACCAACAAAGTTAAATTTTGGGGATGAATATTATTTTTATGGAAACATTCAAACTGGAATTGTGGCAACAATATATGAAATGAAATATGCTGTTAATCTTGTTATAACACAATTTTCAACAACAACAAATCCAACTTATGTAACTGGTAAGAATAAGTATATTACTGAAATTGGACTTTACAATTCCAACAAAGAACTTATGGTTATATCAAAATTAAGTTCACCTATTGAGAGAGTTTTGGGGGATCAACAATTTAACATAAGTTTAGATTTTTAATGGTAAATAAAATAGATATTAATTCGCCCAAAGTATTGGGACTTGATGTGTCAACAAAGACAATTGGAATTGCTTTGTTTGATACTAATTCTGAAAAATTATTGGAATTAACACATTTGTCGCCAATTCCAAAATCAGAAATGAATTCAAAGATAGAAGAACTTATTGTTAAGTCAACTTTATTCAAATTAAAATTGGAAGATTATAAAAATCTTGGAATAACAAAAGTAATTATAGAAGAACCATTATTAACTTCAAACAATGTAAATACTGTTGGTATATTAATGAGGTTTAATACATTAGTTTGTAAAGAAGTTTTTGATGTATTGAATATTATGCCAGAATTTATTTCAACATACAATGCAAGAAAGTTTGCTTATCCAGAATTAACTCAAAAGAATAAAAACGGTAAAGAAGTTTTGTTTGGGGGGTTGGACAAATCAATGGATAAGAAAAAATTAATATTGGATTTGGTTGCAGTGAAAGAACCCCAAATCACTTGGCATTACGACAAGAAGGGAAATTTGAAAAAAGAAAATTTTGACCAAACTGATGCTTATACAGCAGTCCTTGGATATATGAAGATGAAAAACATTTGGTAATTCGCAAATTCTTACATATATTTGCGAAATGGAGAATCAAGATAAAGAAATAGAAGTTATATTGGGTTTGATAAGTGATGTGATTGGTGAACCAGTCAAATCATTTACCACAAAACACCAATACACATATAATTGCCCCCTTTGCGATGAAGGGGAGAATAAAGGCAATCTTGAAGTATCACTATTAAAACATTTATATCATTGTTGGAGCTGTGGTGATGATTCTGAAAAGACACATGGTCCACTTGGCAAGTTATTTGATGTATTTGGCACAAAGAAGCAAAAGAGATTATATGATTTGGTTAAACCTGAGAACTTAAAGGTTAATGATATTTTTTATCCAAAATTAAGATTACCAGAGGGGTTTGTTACCTTTGAAGATTCTCATCCATTGCATATCCCTAGGAAAGAAGCATACAATTATTTGCTTGATAGGGGAATAACAGATGATATGATAAAAAAATATAACATTGGTTATACTGTAAAAGGGGATTTTGCTTATAGAATAATAATTCCATCGTATGATAAGGGTGGGGTATTAAATTATTTCTTGGGGAGATCATGGGTTAAGAGAAAGATTAAATATAAGAATGCCAATGCCCCAAAAGATGAGATTATATTTAATGAACATTTAATTAATTGGTCAGAAGATATATATTTGACTGAAGGGGTTTTTGATAGTATATTTCTACCCAATCCAATTCCATTATTGGGCAAGCATCTTAGTAATAAGTTATTTACTTTATTGTATGAAAAGGCAGAGAAGGATATTATTCTTTGTCTGGATGGGGATGCTTATAAGGATTCATTAAGATTATATAATGAGTTAAATGGGGGGAATTTATATGATAGAATAAAGATGGTTAAATTACCTTATGACAAAGATGTTTGTGAGTTAAGGGGGGATATTGATAAATATTATATTAAAATTAATTAGAATGAATTTACATGAGGTTGCAAAGGATATTAGAGATATTGTTGCTAAAAGACAAGAAGAATTAAATTTGACATTTATTGAGGAGGATCACATATATCATATGAATGGTAAAAGTGATTATCCTTCTGTATCAAAAATAATTAAGAGATATTACAAGGAATTTCCAGGAGAAGAGATTGCTCATAGAAAAGCAAAGGGGGATGAGGTTAAAGCACAAAAGTATTTGACTGAATGGGCAGAAAGTGCAAACTATGCAGCAAACCTTGGTTCTAGTGTCCATTTCTTTTTGGAGCAAAGACTAATTCATATGTATGGTGATTATAAGAAAATTAGGCAACCTGTTTTTGAGTGTGATTTAACACAAGAGATTATGTCTGATAGAATGATATCAGCTGGTTTTGCTTATCTTAATCTTATGCATGAT